GGATGGCGCTATGCGAATATCGCTATCGCCTGCCAGCTCCTGGAAGTCCTGCACGCCAATGTTGCGCCTGCCGCGAAACACCGCGAACGTCATGCCATTCTTTTTGGCGTTCAGAAGATAGTTTTCCAGTCCGTCCAGGTTGATGCAAAGCGCCTTTACCGCCTCAGCTGATGTCTGCACTGCCAGCCTGTGAACACGGCCAAACCGGGCTCCCAGTACACCGTACAATCGAATCGTGGTTAAACGCGCCATGGCTGAATCTCCTGCGGTAGCTCTTTGTGACGGACGCAGATCATCGTCCTGTCTTTGAAATAACCTCGCGCATACGGCGTGATGCAGGATGGCTGCCCGTACAGATGGTGAAGCAGCTCACCCTCCTCGGTAATGATCCCCGCGTGGTTCCACTTACTGGATTCAACCTGCATGATGACCATACAGCCTGGCGACGGGTCGCATTCGACAAACCCTTCCCGCTCCCAGTTGTCGAAATACAGGTTGTCCGGGTACTGGCTTTCCCACCATGGGTAATCGACGCGGAAATCGTTAAGTCTCACGCCTTGGGTGGCATGCCAATCCATTACCAGTCCCCAGCAGTCATTTGAGCCCAAGATAAACGGACGCCCGATAAGGGGTACCGCCTCCGGCATTATCTCGGCGTATTCATCGCTGTCAGGTGAGTAGATCCCCCAGATCACGCCGGAGTTGTTGCACTGCTGGCGGTCCAGATCGGACGGAATAGGCCGGGCACCGTCGCCCGGGTGGGAGTGGATGACGCGAATAATCGTCCCGATATCTTCGGCGTTAGCCCAGTGCTCGCCGTCGATGCGAAAATGCTCTGTCGGATTTTCGTGCGTATTCGGCACAGGAATGTAGCGCTGGCGACGGCCAGACTGAATAATGAAGCCACAGCACTCACGCGGAGATTCCTCCAGTGCATGCGCCCGGATAGCTGCCATTATGGTTTTATTCATTGGTAAGTCCGGTTATCGGGTGAAGAGAACGGTTGCCGGGAAGCCACCAAAATCGAGGATTGCAGAGTTAGGATCGGTCAGGCCAGCGCCAAATCGTTTACGGCAGTCACTGAGGCAACCGCCACATACATCAAGGGCAGGATCTGATACCTGGTTCCCTTTCGCGTCGAAATACGCAGTGCCGTTATAGGTGCATCCATCGCCGCTGCGATACTGACCGCGCAGCGCCCATTCACAAAGCGATGTGATTTGTCGGGTGGGGATCACAAGGCTCTGCAAATCGGCTGGGCTGCTGAGTGCCCAGGTAACCACCTCATCATCTTCGGAGGTTTTGGTGTCAAGCCAGAAGGTCTGAAGTGTGAACATTGACGAATCAGCTGTAGGGTTTACGCCACCAGGGTAATTTACGGCATCGAGATAGACCGCATAGGTATCGATAATGCTCACTTTGGCGTTAACCATGTCCTTAAATTGCAGGCACAGAGCAGTGATATGGCCGTCAAGGTTTGAGACGCTTAGGGTGGGCTCCGCCGCCTGGTCTGTTGAAAGCTCCAGGCCTGAAACCTGAAACGGCCAAAAATCGTAGGTATTGCCACCGAAGACGATTGGCTTGGGTCCGAGCTTTTGTTCATCTCCATTGGCAACATCGATCTCTTCGGGTGTATGGGGGAAAGGTGCGTAGTGGAATCGGTGGATCCCGCCACTGAACTCTGAGGCGTCAACTTCAACCAGGCGGACCCTGCCACCCGGCGCCAGCATAGCCGCCTGATCGACTAATGCCATTATGCGTACACTCCGTAAGCCCGTTTGATAGTGAACGTCAACTCAGCATATTTGCTGCTGATCTGCGTTTTACGAACCGAATCGGCTACGACGCGGTAAAGTCCCTTCTCTTCACCTGGCGGCGTAATGATGAAAGCCTTCACGGTATGAGCAAGGAGGAAATCACGAATCCTGTCCACTTCTGACTCGGTGCCTGTGTGCTTCATGGGCACCTGAATAGCCGTGGAGTTAATCCCGTTATCGGCCACCTGCTCATAGCCATCACCGAACTGCGCTGCGCGTACGGCCTGGCTATATTCAATCGCGCCAGCACCGAGCTGCGAACGCCAGCTGTATGTTTCAATTGCCATATTTGCTCCATAAAAAAAGCCCCGCATTTGCGAGGCTTAATCTGGTTGAAAGTATGGGAGGGAAGGTTATCAGACCATTTTGATTTAACTACCATTCATTTCTACGAGCCGGTAATCAGTCTTCCCATCCTTGTCTTCAATACATTCGGCCCTGAATTTCTGTTCAAGACCAAATTTATTTTTGGCGCTAAACTCCTGCGTGACGTAAAACTTACCGTCGTCACCGAGCCATCTGTTCGAGCCAAACACCGACATATCCAGAGTGCTTTTGTTAATGACTGACATCCTTACGTATGATTCACAGGCATCGCGAAGCTCATCCAGTTTTTTATCCGTAAGTTCCTTGGCTTCTTTTTGCTTCTTTTCTTGCTCAGTTGGTTTATTAACCAACGCAGCGACAATAATCACAACAACAAGAAGAAGTAACATACCTATTGTCTTTAAGGTTTTTCTTAGCATCTTTTTAAGCATTATCATATCCTTTGCGGTGTGTTGTATAGGTCGCAGCAGCCTTACAAAAAACAAATTGGCGACTATACCCAAATAAGTATGCCAGCACTCTTAAATGAGTTAGCAAGCAGCCCTATAAAACATCAACCCAAAACCCTTTTTCAACCTTGCGAATAATAATTCCGCAATCCTTCGCCATAGCATCAAGAACATCAGAAATTAACTCCATTTCTCTGACTGACTCCCACTTTCCGTAGTTATCAAAAATTTTCAGACAGACTTCATTTAGGCTTTCAATATATGGATGCAACCAGATGATTTCTTTTCCTTTCAGCGCTTCATTATTAGCATAATTAATCCCTTTGGCCTCACAATCCCCCAAGAAATAGGCTGCAAATTTTAGCGACGTTGAAATTAAATCATAAACCTCTTTCAAAACCTTATCTACATTACGATGAAACCTATATTCAAATTTTGCGTTGAAAATATTAGCGCGTAATTTTTCAGCGCAACCAATGAACGTTTCTTCATATAGCTTGTTATTATCAAAACCAATTGTGCCGGTAATCCTTGTGGCACAATACTCTTCAATGACTGACAACCAACATTCACCACGAAGATTTTCATGGATATCAGAATATCTATGATTTAGGGCTCTACCAGGAAATGACCTATCTAGCGCGCCACAATTGGAGACATGACCGCACTCATGAGCAATGATGGCAAGGGCTTGCTGGAATGCATCACCACGAAGGTCATTGTCAAGAATGCCCTCGATAAAAGCCGCATTAAGAACAATATGACTTTTTACCGTTCCGTTGCGCAAAACCATTGGCGTCATTGCAACACCAACAACTTCCCCCGATGAAGGTTGCAACTTAGTATCGGTTTCAATGCCGCGATCCAAGGAAAGAAGAGCATTTTCGTAAAAATAACTTATGGTGACACCATCAAGATAGCTAAGATCAATGAACTTAGATAATGCTCTTATAATTTCTCCAACATTATCCCCAACCTTTCTTGCATCTTCCTCCTTGTTATAACCAGAAATGCTCAGGTTAAATGGACCAAGCTCTTCCCACCCATTGCGTTCCATGACAACCTCCATAAATATATGACTTCGCCATCATATCTAAGGGGTAGGTAAATCGCTACCGTCCTTTATTGAAGTTGTAGATTATGCCACCAGGCTTAAGTTGCTTCTGTATTACTTGCAACGCAGCGTTCTGCATTTCATTAGCAAGTGCGCGCCCCATAGCATCTCCAGAACTGGATGTTTGGGTTGTTACGGAACCACCAGCATCGACGTTAACCGTGGTGTTGATAACTGGGGCCATACTGCCTCCGCCTTGGGCACGTACACCCAACCGCCCGGCAGAATCCCGAGTTAGCGGCATGATAGCTTCTTCACCAGCCTCTGCGAAAACACCGCCTTTCGCAAACTTCGATGCGCCCTGGAAGGTGAAATACTGAGGCGTATCGTAAACACCGTTAACATATTTACTGAGACCTGGGGAATCATAGACGCCACCTTTAGCGTTGAAGGTTACCCCAGCAGCGGCGTTTGCATATGCACCACCAGGCGTACTGCCATCACCACTGCCACCGCTTATCCAGCCCATCGCAGCCTGCACCGCATAGGCAACCATCAGTCGGTTTGTCACCTCGATAATCATCTTAAGCATCGATTTGCCGAATTCTTTTATTGAGGCTTTTCCCGTCGTCATTAGGCTGGTTAGCATGTCAGATAGGCCTGTCAGCGTGGAGCTAGCCACGTTCTTCACTGCGTCATAGGTGTTGGTAGCGGCATCCAGATATTCATTCCATCCAGCAACAGCCCCAGCTTTCCAATCGCCGCGCAGCTTATCCTCTTCAGCGTAATAATTTCTGAGGGCTGCCAGTTCTTTCTCATAGCCAGCATCATCAAGCTTACCACCACCGTTGAGCCAGCCTTGGCGGAGTTGAGCCTCTTCCATCATGCGCTGGCTCTGACGACTGCTTAGGCCAGCACTGCCACGCAACGCTTCTGTCTTTTCCGACATCTGCGTGACGTATTTATTCGCCTGCTGCGCCAGGCCGTTAATCTTCTGCTGCGCCTCTACTTCCTTGTTCTTCTGATCCACCACCTTGGCGGCGTTGAGGATGGCCTCACGGTTCGATAGAAGAGATTTCTCCTGTGCAGTCAGCGCGCGGGTCTTGGCAGACTCATCCAATTCAGCAAACCGTGATTGCTGTTTGCTGAACTCGGTATTTTTAGCGTGCAGATCGCCGGTCTGGCGTAGGGTTTCGAGCGTTTCCGTAAGGGTCCTGGCCTGGGCGCGGTAGTTTTCCAGTGTGCGATCGCCTGCATCCAGCGTGGCTTTTGCCTCTTTGGTCTTTTTGGCTGAGTCTTGTGCAAGCTTAGAGACTGCGTCTCTCGATTCTCGACTTGTTCCGCCATCGCCTTTTACGTTGGCTCCTCGCGCTTCAGCCTCATAGTTTGCCTGTGCGTTAGGCGCAGTGACGCGCTTCCAAAGCTCGTTATAGCGTTTTTTGTTCGCCTCAATCTCTTTGTCCGCTTCCGCTCCAGCCTTTTTCATTGCCTCAACGTCCATGCCGAGGAAATTAGCCAGCGCACCGCCACCCGGGATTTTGTCTGCCCAGCCAGCGATGGTGCTGGTGAACTTGGCGTCCAGAGAGGTGATATTGAGGAACAAGTCTTTGATCGAGGACTTAACCAGTTCGAAGATATCGATGATCTGGTTTCCCCAAGCGCGCACGGTAACACCTATCTCACCAAAGGTGTCAGAAGCGCTCTTCTTCAGGCTTTCCCACGTTCGACCAATATTATCGGTCGCGTTGTTAGTCTCCTCTGCGCGTTTTGCCATGACGCCAGCAAACAAGTTAATGGCTTCAGTAACAGCCGCCTGCTCACCCTTCTGCTTACGAAGCTGGATGATGTGCTTAATCATGGACTCATCAACGAAACCATATTGCTCATTGAGGCTGGCCAGCCCTTTAACCGGGTCGCTGACAATCTTGCCGAAGTCGGACATTGCCGTTTTGGTATCGTTTCCGGCCTTACCCATGAGGGTGATGGCCGTTGCGATCTGCTTCATCTGGCTTGCGGTATATTTGCCAGTATCGTTCAACGTAACCAGCGTATCGACGGTGGATCTAATCGATGTATTCGTCTTGCCAGCCACTTCCTCAGCGGCCTGGTTGAGCTGCTGCATTGAGGAGAAGCCAGCCCCACCCATCATGATGACAGAGCGTGCCACCTGCTCAAATTGCTCCGAGGAGTTATTCGCTGCGGCAGCCAGCAGGCCGATCGTGCCAATCAGCCCACCAAGTGCGATTGTGGTAGGGTTAATCATCCCAGCCATGCTGCGGATGTATTCGCCGACGCCGGACAGCGCCCCCTGAACCGAGCCGAACTGGTCTTTAATCTGCCCGCCCTGTTGCAGCAGGATCAGGAACGGCGACTGACCACCAGCCAGCTGCGTGGCGATATCGGTAAATTGCGCCGGAAGCGTGCGCATTGCTGCGCTGTACTGACCAACGGAGATTCCAGCGCGCCGGGCAGCAGCTTCCTGCCGGGATAGCGCTTCTGGTAGTACGTCTGCGACACCAGAGAGGCGCTCACGCGTCTGGTTAAGGATTGTGTTGAAGTGCTCGAACTGAGCACCGTTAATGCGCCCCGCTTCGAAATGTGCCACCAGCTGTGCGTGCTGTTCATCCAATGAATTGAACGCGCGGATAGTCGGGTCGATGGATCCAAGAAGGTTCTTTAACGCTGCGGACTGCTTCTCTGCCGCCTGGGTAGCGACTAATTCGGCCTGAGCACGCGCCGCGGCTTCTCCGGTGTCGGTCAGCTTAAGGCGGGTGTCATCCAGGATTTTGTTGTAAGCCTGAAAGGTATCGGTATCCAGGAAACCTTTGGCCTGGAATTTCCGCAGCGATTCTTGCTGCTCATCCAGGCGGTTTAAGGCCTTGGTAACCGGGTCGATATTCTCCAGCAGCCCTTTGAGCGCGTTCTGCTGCTCCTTGAGGCCTTCACTGCCTTGCTTCGCAGATTCAGCGCCAGCGCGGAACACGCTATTCAGATCATCTGCTTTATCTACGGCACCGGCCGCCGCCTGGCCGAGTTTATCCAGTTCGTTGCTGGCTGTTTTCAGGTCAGAAACATCGGCCCGCAAAGTAATCGAGGCGATCTGGTCTGTCATTATTTCGTCTCCTTATGCATTACCTTGAGAGCCTCGCTTTCCATAATTTGAAGGTCAGCCATGCAGGCCGCCGCATCCTCAACCCCGTGTAACTCGAAGAACCAGGGGAGAACGTTGTAATCAAGGCCGGTCGCCCCGCTCGCGCCGACTCGCCACTGTGTCGCCAGGGAAGAGAAGATGGTGAAGGACCTCCACACCGAGGGCAGGATCCCCACCTCTTCCTCCACGTCCTCAGGCGTCAAACCAAAAGCGCTCAGCTCCGCGAGCGTCGGTCCCGGCGTATACAATGCTGCGGCGACCTGCCTCAGTTTTTTTCGCGGATTCCCATCAGCTCTTTGGTGTATGCCAGACCGATGCTGTCGAACGCGCGTGGATAGTTCCGCAGAAGGACAATAACGTTTTCGCGGTTGAACTCATCTGGAAGGGCCCACCCCTCGACAATTTCCATGAGGTAGTCGGCCTGCGGCTCGATAGCATCCTTTTTACCTTCGGCGGCCTTTTGCAGCTTCTCGTCCATGGAGCGCAGATCTTCCAGCGTCTTATGGCGGAAAGTGAACGTCAGCTTGCCGTCTTCGGCGCCAGCGCGCGGAATGCT